CACTTATTGTTGGAACATTAAATGATCTAGTAAGAGGCGAATATGGTGGAACTGGTGTTCTTTGTACTCGCCAATTGAATATGGATATGCTATATCTTAAATCTGGATCTGTTGCTGTTAAAGGAACTGATATCACTTACTCAGTAAATCATGAATCATTCGCGAATAATGTTTATAAACCAATTGTAGGCGATGCAAATTATATGTTTGATGAAAGACAAACTATTAAATCTTATGATAATCAAACAGTTGTTCAAGTATCTCCACTAGTTAAAAGAAGCTCACTTCTAATAAAGGCTACTTTAACAACAGATAATGCTAATGTATCACCTCAGCTTGACTTGCAAAAAGGCGCAGTTTACGTTGTATCCAATCTAATTAATGACACATCTGCCGCACTTGTAAATGTCACTGAATTAGATTCTACTGATCTTTATACTCCAGCTCTAGAAGCTATAACAACTAATGATACCATTGCAACAGGCGAAGGAACGGCTACTGTTTCATCTGGAAACACTTCCCTTACAATTAGCGCTCCAGGCGATGATATTACTTGGATGGCAGATGCTGGTGATTATATCTTAAACTCATCAGGAACATTTGTTGGAGAGGTTTCAACAGTAAATAATGCAGCATCAGTTACTCTAAGATCTGGCGCTGCGGTAGCATTGTCTTCTGCTGGTTTCCAAATTCAAAATAACAACCACATCAAGTTCTATGATCTTGGTACAAAAGGTATTATTGAAACAAGCTTTGATACAGCTGATAACTTGCTCGGGAATGCTTACATTGGCAAATGGATTACCATTGCAGGTATCTCAGATATTGTAAATGGCGATCATCAAATCGAAGATATTGTTATCGAAGCTGCTGAACCTGGACGTCCTGGAAACACGGATGGTGATAGAATTACAATCACATTAGCTGCTCCATTTAATATTAACTCAGTAATGAGATTGAATATTGTAGCAGATACGTTTGACTTCTATGGCTCTGGAAGTATTACATCAAATGGTTCAACAACTGTAATAGGTTCCGGTGGTAGTAACTTTGTTGAAGAAGTATCAATTGGTGATAAACTAATTACTTTAGATGGAACTACGTTAGGCGAAGTTGCTTCTATTACTTCTGCTACCGAACTTGTATTAACTAGTTCTTCTGCTGTTACTATCAGTGGTGAAGATTATACAGTTCGTAAAGAACTAGGACCAACGCCTACTTACTCAATTAAACAACTTGATAAGTACGTAGAAGATTATGCTCCAGCCGGAACATATAATCTAGCTAACTATATTACTCGTCCGCTGTATCTTAATGAACCAGCTGATTCTATTAAAATTCTATTCGACGCTGAGGTATTACCTTCAACAGATATTGACGTTTATTATAGAACAGCAGTTGGTACAGAGGACATTCATTCTAAGATCTTTACTGACACTGGCTTTATAAATAATACTATAAACCCAGAAGGTGAATTTACTCAGAGAGAAATTGATATTGCAGATGTTGACCCATACACAAGGGTTGTTGTCAAAATTGTAATGAAATCGACTAATCCAGTAAATGTACCGAAAATCAAAAACTTAAGACTTATTGCATACTCATAATGGCACGCTTATCTGTACAAGGTTACACTAATCTAGTTAAAGATCCCACTTCCGGTGGGATCGTTAATAACGATCCACACGCTTTTACAGAATATAAAAAGAAAAGAGAAGCTGCATTACAAAATCTAAATGATAAGAAGGCTCTTGAAGTACGTGTTTCTACCATTGAAACTGATATAAATAACATTAAAGATATGCTAAAACTTATTATTGACAAATTAACTTAGGAAAATTATCAATGGCTGCAACATTAACTCTAAGGTCAGTAAAAGGAAGTCCACTTACAAATACTGAAGTGGACGATAATTTTACAAATCTAAATAGTGAAATAACTACTTTAGAAACTGACGTAGGTACTTTACAAACAGATTTGAATACCGCAGAAGGCGAGATTGATACTCTGCAATCTGAGGTCAGCGCATTGCAAACAGCTACTGGCGCAAACTTACCAGAAACCATTGCCGATGTTGTTGGAAATATGGTTACATCTAATACTGAATCTGGCATTTCAGTGGTTTATCAAGATGGAGATAATACTCTTGATTTTGATGTGAATGACTTTACTATCACTGTGAACGGTGATGCCACTGGCGCGGCAACAATCACAAATCTTGGAAGTCAAACTTTAACGTTAGATATTTCTTCTATCACGGGTAATTTAGCAGTAAGTGGTGACGTTGATGCAGCCAACTTTAACACCACTTCTGATATTTCTCTTAAAGAAAATTTAAATATTATTGAATCACCTTTAGATAAAATTAACCAGTTGAATGGATATACATTTAATTGGAAAGAAAATAAAAAAGAAGCAATCGGTATTGTAGCTCAAGAAGTTGAAAAAATATTTCCTGAGTTAGTGGTAGCTGGAAGAGATGGAGTGAAACGCGTTAACTATGACTCTCTTATTCCAGTAATGTTAGAAGCAATTAAAGAATTAGCCAAACGCTAATAGTTCATAAGGAGAACGAAGATGGCCATTAAAGTATCAGGCACTACGGTTATTAGTGATAGTCGTGCATTAGAAAATATTACAGATATTCCAAATATTATTAAATCATCGTTTATTGAAAGTCCGACAAACGGATCAACCGACACCGACGTCGGTAAATTTTTTACAGTCGACGTGTCCCCGTTCCAAGCTGTATTTGGAGTTGCACAAACACTAACAATTCAATTAGATAATAATAGTGATTTTAGTTCACCATTTTATAACGTTGAAACTGTAACGTCTGGATCTGAGGTTACTATTGACGCATCTCAATACAGCTTTCCAACAAGTACTACGGTTTATGTTAGAGCAAGATATAAAGATGCAGATGGAAACTATAGTGCTTGGACTCCAACTATTAGTTTTACAAGTAGAGTTTCATATGATTATATAATTACACCATCTATCACCGCGCCATCCAATGGCGCAACAGATGTAAATTATCAAAGTTTTTCTTTCGGTACCTCAGCGTTTCAAGTCTCCGGTGGATCTTGGACTCATGACTCTACAGATTGGCAAATTGCTACAGATAGCAATTTCACCGCTCTAGTATTAAATGTCGTTGCTGACACCACTAACAAAGTGTCTAGAACTCCGCCTACGCTGGACCCTTCAACGACATATTATTTTAGAGTTAGACATAAAAATGATACACTAGGATATAGTGATTGGTCTAATACAGTTAGTGCTACAATGGGTGACCCTCAAGGTGAAGTTCTTTACACAACTCCAGGTAGCTATACTTGGACAGCGCCCGCTGGTGTTACTGCGGTTAGTGTTGTTGCCATTGGAGCTGGCGGGTCTGGAAGATCAGATACATATTCTGATGGATCAGGAGGCGCGGCCGGTGGTTTAGGCTGGAAAAATTCTATACCTGTTATACCTGGCAATAATTATACGGTTCAGGTTGGGGCCAATGGCGGCAATAACAACTCTGGATCCGCAGCAAGCGGTACTGATAGTTATTTCCTCAATACTGGTACAGTTAAAGGTGGCGGCGGCACCGGCGGAAGAGAAAACTATACAGTCTCTCCCACCGACGCGGGTGCCGAAAGGGACGTCATCGGCGGCAACTATAATGGCGATGGCGGCGGCAATGGCGGCTGGTCTTATAAAGGAAGTGGTCACCAATGTGCTGGTGGCGGCACTGGCGGGTACACAGGCAACGGAGGGGTCCCATCAAGTAATTATACTGGCTGGAATGGGATACAGCCGCAGGGCGGTGGCGGCGGCGGCGGGTGCTCTACTAACTGGGGAAATATGAATGGCGGCGGTGGCGTTGGGCTTTTTGGACAAGGCGCCTCAGGACAAACAACCGCGGCAAACTCAACAACTTCTGCAGCCACTGGTGGTTCTGGTGGCCTTAGTGGGTATTCTGGCACCGACAGGGCATTTTTTGATGTTCGTAATGCGTCAACAAAATATGGTCAATATGGAGCTGGTGGGCATACTATGATGTCTGGCGCTAATGGGGCCGTTCGTATTATATGGGGTAGCGGTCGATCGTTCCCAAGTAATGCGTCGTAATTTATAACTTGGAGCTTAGATAATGACAGATAAAAAAATGTTATGGAATTCTCATCATAATGGGGATTATTTACAAAGTCTGAAAACGTATTGGGATATTAGGTATAAGGGTCCTTCTGGTGTAATTGGAACTTTATATGCCTTTCAAGCGTATGATAAAGATACTGCGGTGCATGATGCACCACACGCTATTACAGCATGCTCTCAGTTTAGCCCCGATGATGTTAAAGTGCTTAGCGTCGTTGAATCAAATAATTTACCTCAATTTAATTAAGTTTATAGGAACTAAAATGCCAATTAATTACCAATATGTAATAGAAGTTGATGAGGATGGCGCTGTGCAAGCTGATGCTTTGCCAAAAGCTGTTCCAAATTTCGCGAACACTCTTAATAAAGATCCACTTACTTTATCAATGGGTGATGTTTTAAACAATAATCATATTCCTTGCGAAGTATATGAGCAGCCAAGGTCAAATCCAAGACAAACAGTTATCAACAATGGCTGGATAGTTGAAGGCCAAGTAGCATATATTAACTGGGTGTTTGAAGACTTACCAGTTGATGATATTGATACAGCTGCTTTAAAGCGTGAAAGATATAATGAAATTAATGCGTGGGCCAATAATCAAATAAAAACATCAGCAAAAAATGTTAGTGCTAGTGATGGAACGTCGCTTAATGTGCAAATTAGAAATTCAGAAGATATTAGTAATTTAACGTTAATTGGATTGTTAGCTGAAAGAGCTATTAGAACTGGATCTTCGGAAAATGTCAATATCATTGATAGTGATAATACTGTCAATGCATTGAGCGCAGAAGTAGCATCCGAAATTGTTAATAGTGTTTTAACATCAATTTCAAATACGAAAGTTAATGCATCGACGCACAAATCTGCGATTAATGCTTTGAGTGATAACCAAGATATTATTGATTACGACATTTCGTAAAAGCGTTTTTATAAAAAAACTTAAAAGGGAATCTTTGGGTTCCCTTTTTTTATGCGTAGAAAACTTATAAATAATTGTATAAATCTCAAATTGAGAAAATTATAAATAGATTAAACAACTCAAGGGTTTTCCTATTATGGCAATTTATGCGAATCTTACTGCTGATCAAGGATCAACTTTTGAATCGTCAATTGATGTGACTGGTTCAGATGGTGCTGCTTTAGATCTCACTACATATACAATCCGCGCACAAGTTCGCAAATCTTACAATTCTTCTACTGCTGTTGATTTTACTACAACAAAAGATTCTTCAGGCAATATTGGTCTTTCTTTATCAGCAACTCAAACTAGTAATATGAAAGCCGGTAGATATGTTTATGATGTTGAAATAGAATCATCATCTGCAACTGTTTCAAGAGTATTAGAAGGGCAGCTAGAAATTACACCTAGAGTTACGAGACCATAAGGTATAACAATGGCAATTAAAGCTACAGTAAATAGAGCAAATACTGCTGCAATCGCAGCTAGAACTAGTTCTAAAAAAGAGATTCAAGCAAAATCAATTGCTGTAGGTTCTGCTGGTAAAATTCAAGATTTATCTGACGTAGATCTTGGTGATATTGCAGATGGTAAAGTATTAACATATGATGCGGCTACTGGTAAGTTTAAAGGAGTTGAATCCACAACCTTTGGTAAACAAAGGCTAAATGATTTAAACGATATTGATGTTACTCAATTGCAACAGGGCGCAATGGTAGTTTGGGATGAAGCAACACAGAAATGGGTTGCAAAACAAGATATCCAAGATGGTACATCGCTAAATGGCGGTAGGTACTAACTTCATAATAATAATAACGGAGAGGCAATTAAATGTCAACTATCATTAGAATTAAACGTTCTACTACAGCCGGTGATCCTAGTACGCTTGGTGACGGCGAACTCGCTTACTCTGCCGCCGACTCGGGTGCCGTTTCTGGTGGTGGAAGACTTTACATTGGTATTGGTGCAGAAACAGCTGGTGACGCTGCTTCTCACTTAGTTATTGGTGGGCAATACTTCACTGATAAACTAGATCACGCAAATGGTACACTTACTGCGTCATCTGCAATTATCACAGATGCAGATAATAAGATCGATATCTTAAATGTTGATAATATTACTTTAAATGGTAATACTATTTCAACTACAGATCTAAACGGTAATCTTACTTTTGCGCCAAATGGGACAGGCAACATTGTAGCTTCAAATAAGCGTATTACAAGTGTTGCAGATCCAGTAAATGCTCAAGATGTAGTTACCAAAGCTTATTTAGAAAGCAACGTTAGCTTAGAATTTATTCAAGACGACATTGGAGCAATGATTGCTGCAGGTACTCAAAATGGTATCACAGTAACTTATGATGATGCCAATGACGCAATGAACTTTGACGTTGCTGATCCAACAATTACTATTGCTGGTGATGTAGCTGGTTCTGCTACAATGACAGATCTTGGCGATGTAACAATTACTGTTGCTCAACAAGCTAACTCAGTAGATCTTGGTACTCACACAACTGGCGACTATGTTCAAAATCTAGTTGCTGGTACCGGTGTTACTCTTTCAAATAACTCTGGCGAAACTGCTACTCCAACTGTTGCAATTGGCCAAGATGTTTCAACCTCAGCTAATGTTACATTTAATGATGTAACAGTTGATGGTACACTTACTTCAGATGATATTACAGCTGCTACAATGACAGCATCTGGTAACGTTGTTGTTCAAGGTAACCTAACAGTTAATGGTACAACAACTACAGTTAATTCAAATACTGTTGATATTGGTGATTCAATCCTTCTATTGAACTCTGATGAAACAGGTGCTGCCTCTCAAAATGGTGGTTTTGAAATTGAGCGTGGCACTGATGAAAATGTTCGTTTTGTGTGGGATGAAACTAATGATACGTTTTCTCCACAATTGTTTGATGGTACTAACTGGGGCAGCACAACACTTACTGCATCAGAATTTATTGGTCCATTAACTGGCAACGTAACAGGTAACGTAACTGGAGACATTACAGGTGATATTACAGGTGATGTTACAGGTAATGTAACAGGTAACGTAACAGGTAACGTAACTGGAGACTTAACTGGCAACGTAACAGGTAACGTAACTGGTGACTTAACCGGTAATGCTGATACCGCCACAGCTTGGGCAACTGCAAGAAACCTTAGCTTAACAGGCGACGCAACAGCTACACTTTCGGGTGTTGATGGTACTGCTGCTGTAAGTGCTGCTTTAACCTTAGCTGCATCTGGTGTTACTGCTGGATCATATGGCTCAGCCACAAATATTCCAACATTCACAGTGGACGCAAAAGGTCGTGTTACTGCAGCCTCTACAGTATCAGTTGCAACAGCTCTTGATATTACAGATGGTTCTAATAATAATACAGTAGATCTTCTATCAGATACTTTAACATTTACTGGTGGAACCGGACTTACATCAACTGTTGGTACTGATCAAGTAACATTTGATCTTGATGATACTGCAGTTACTGCAGGTTCTTATGGTAACGCAACTACTATCTCAACATTTACTGTAGATGCACAAGGTAGATTAACAGCTGCTGGTACAACAGCAATTGCAATTCCATCATCTCAAGTTACAGACTTTACTGAAGCTGCTCAAGATGCGATGGGTGCGGCAATTGCTGCCGGTGGTCAATCTAACATTACGGTATCTTATGACGATGCTAATAGCGCTGTTGATTACGCAGTAGCAACTGCAACAACTGTAGTAAAAGGTGTGGCGTCATTTGCAAGTACTAACTTTACTGTAGCGGCTGGAGCTGTGTCTATAAATAATGTTGATGGTGGATCATATTAATTAAAGGTCTAAGACGTTATGTCTACAGCGATTAAGCTAAAACGAAGTACTGCTCAAGGTTCAACTCCCACAACAGCTAATTTAGCTGAAGGGGAGTTGGCCCTTAACGTATATGACGGTAAGCTATTTTTTAAGAAAGATAATGGTACTGCGTCTATTGTTTCATTAGAAGCATATGATGCAAACAATCCATTACCTACTGAAAAGGGTGGCTTAGGCCAAGGGTTTACTCCTGGCTCAGGACAAATTCCAATTGGTAACGATGCAGGTGGATTTACTCTTAATAGAATTTTAGGCGGCACCGGAATTCAAGTATCGAGCTCGGCCGGGCAAGTTGAAATTTCTTATAATGGTGAAAATACTTCTTCTGCCGCCTTTGCTCCACAAGCTAGAACTGATTTAGGATTTGTTTATGAAGCAGCTTCTGCTCAAGATGACGAAGATCTTGGATTAGTAACTGATACCACAACACTAAGATATGACCTTGGTTCATTGCAACTTGACGGTATCGTATCACTATCAAATATTGACCAATCGGTGAAAGCCGATTATATTGGTTATTCAATTATTTTCGGATTTTAAAAGGATTACTATAATATGGCGCGCCAGTTAGTTGAAAAATATATCTTTGCTCCCAATGCTGCAGGACTTGGAACTGTCAAATTTCCAGGAAAGGTTGATGAAACTCAACTTTTAATTATTGCGAATAAAACAACGCAAGAAAATATTTATGCGATTGGTGATCCAACACGTACTGGTACAGTTTCGTATGATCCAGCCGATAATGATACATTTTTCTCAGAACAAGACGGTGTGACAACAGTAACTCTTTCTAAAGATACTTCAACTATGTTGAGTAGCCATAAGATTGCGGTTTATACAGATGCACCACGTCAAGTAGGTAATATTATTAGACCATATGCGTTTGGTGTTGACGCTGTTGAACGTATGAGAGTATCACAGCCAACTTCATTGATTGATGCTGACTTTGAATATGGCCTACAAACTACTAAATGGCAAAACTATGCTAACACCAGAGGAATTCCAGGTATTTTTGAAAAACCTGGTCTTGATTTGTTCTTAAATGATGTTGTTTCTAATGGCGCATCTCCTTCAGAAATTACTGTTACTACAACAGCTCCTCATGAGCTAAATGTTAATGATCCAATCTTTATTTATGGATTAGGTAACACGTCAGATTATGCCCGAGCTGAAGGTTCTTTTGTTATTACTGAAGTAGCGGATTCAACAACCTTTAAGTTTATCGCAAAAGGCATTGTTGGTACTAATGGATTATCAGTTGCAACTGGCATTACATATGCAAGACGAGGTGGTTTTTATACTGGAGCATCTTTGCCAATTTCCTCAATTGCTTCTGATGGAGGTAACCCATCGGTAATTACAGTTACATGTTCTGCCAATCACGGGCTTGTTCCAGGTGCTCCACTTATTTCGATTGTATCATCTGCTGGTACACGACATAATCTTGTTACTGGTAACTTCTTTGCCGAACAAGTTCCATCACCAACGACATTTAAGTTTACTGCTCGAGTTGGTGGTGATGTTGATAATGGTACTACTATTACTTCAGATATTTTTTTAAGAACAGATGCTTTTGTTCTCCATAGGCCATTTGACGGTGGTGTTCAATTAGGAAACTTTGTTCCATCTCATGGTGCCTCTATTTCAAGACAAACTAAAAAATATATGAGATACCAATCTGGTAAAGGTGTTCTTTGGACATCAGGTGTATCTCTTAATCCAGTTCTTAATCTTGATCAAATTTCAGCAGATGGTACAGCTCCTGGATCTGCAATTACAGTTTCAACTGAGTTAGATCATGGTCTTCAAGTTGGATCAGAAGTTACTATTGATGGCGTAGTCACCGAAGGTTATAATGGTTCATACGGTGTAAATACAATTACTTCAGAAAATGCATTTACTATTGTAGCATCTGCCACTCTTGGAAGTACCGACGCTGTTATTACAACGAAGCCGCGAGTAACTATTAAGAAGTGGCACGGTGCATCTGTACGTGTTGGACCATTCGATGATCAAAACGGTTTGTTCTGGGAATTTGACGGACAAGAACTTTCTGTTGTAAGACGGGCATCAACGTTCCAATTATCTGGATTTATTGATGTACAATCAGGATCTCAATCAGTATCAGGTACCAATTGTAGATTTACACAGCAATTAAAAGTTGGTGATGATGTTGTTATTCGTGGTATGACTTACAAAGTTGGTACTATTACAGATGATAATAATCTAACAATTAACCCAGAATATCGTGGTGTGAATAATTCATCTGGTATTAAAATGGCAGCAATTGTAGATCATAGAGTAAAACAATCTGAATTTAATATTGATAAACTCGATGGAACTGGTATTTCAGGATATAACTTAAATCTAAATAAAATGCAAATGCTAGGGATTTCATTCTCATGGTATGGTGCTGGCTTTATTGACTTTATGTGTCGTGGACCAGATGGTAACATGATTCTTGCTCATAGAGCAAAACAAAATAACATTAATGATGAAGCATATATGCGTTCTGGTAACACAGCAGTTCGTTACCAGTGCGTTAATGAATCTGCAATTAATTCACTAGCATCTACGATCTCAGCTTCGGCAACAAGTATTCCATTAAGTGATGCTTCTAGATTCCCAACTTCTGGTACTGTTCTAATTGAGAATGAATGTATTAATTACACTGGTAAATCTCAAAATACACTAACTGGTTGTACAAGAGGTGCAACATTTACAATGTTTATTGGTGGTACTAATAAAGACTTTACAGGTGGAAGTGCAGCTTCCCATGCTGTAGGTAATGGAAATACCGCAGTAATACTTGTTTCATGTACGGCATCTCCGACATTGAACCACTGGGGTTCATCGTATATTATGGACGGTGGATTTGACACAGACCGCGGGTATTACTTTAACTATTCAGCATTGAATAATACTATTCCTGCAGGAGGTGAAGCTTCGGTGTTCTTTGTGAGATTGGCTCCAGCTGTAAGTAACTCTATTGCTGGTAATCTAGGAGAACGTGATTTGCTAAACAGGTCATCAATGCTTCTACAAAAATTACAAGTTCAATCTTCACAAGCTGTACAAGTTTATGGTATTTTGAATCCAGGTAATATTAATTCAGGCACTCTTACATGGCAATCAGTTAATACCGTTGCATTAGGATCTCAGCCTTCATTTGCTCAAATTTCAACCAGCAGTTCTACAACAGCTACTCCGGGTGAACAGATTTTTGCTACACTAGGACAACCTAATGGTTTTTCTGAAATTGACCTTTCAAACTTGAAAGAATTATCAAACTCAGCAATTGGTGGTTATAATAACTTCCCTGATGGGCCTGATGTTTTAGCAATTGTTGTAAATAATTTATCATCTAGTAGCGCAGATGTTAACTTAAACTTATTCTGGTCAGAAGCGCAAGCATAAATAGAATAAAGATTTAGAGGAAAAATAATGGCAACTCAGGTACAGTTTAGACGAGGCACCACAACGCAAAATAATGCGTTTACTGGAGCCATTGGTGAAATTACATATGATACAGAAATTGAAACACTAAGACTCCACGATGGATCCACTCCCGGCGGTGGCGCAATTATTGCTACTACCACTGCTAGTCAAACGATTTTAAATAAAGTATTAAGTACTGGATCAACTTGGGAAGGTGGTATTATTGATCTTGCCTATGGTGGTACTGGAGCTGCATTAACGGCTGATGCTGGTGGTATTGTTTATTCGACTTCAGACGCAATGGGCATTTCCTCAGTCGGTGCATCGGGTCAAGTTCTTACCTCGGGCGGAACAAATGCTCCTACTTGGGTAAATGCTTCTGCTCTTACTGTTGGTACCTCTACAGTTGCTACTACTGCTACAAACATTGAAGGTGGTTCTTCTGGTTATCTAGTTTATCAGGTTTCCGAAGATAATACTGGCTTTATTACACCCGGACAATCTGGATTCGTTTTAAGATCTACTGGCGCTTCTACAGCACCAAGCTGGGTTACATCTGCTATTACAATTGGTACTACTGAATTACAAGTTGGTGATACGGGCGATTCATTTAGTGGTCTTGATGAGTTAAATGCTACTGGTACAAGCCATTGGACATTACCTGCTGGTACTACTGCACAACGTCCAGTAACTCCTGCTGATGGTATGGTTCGTTATAACGAAACAATTTCAAGCTTTGAAGGTTATGGTCCTGGTGGAGCATGGGGATCTTTGGGTGGTGTTAAAGACGTTGACCAAGATACTTATATTACTACTGAAACTTCAGCTGGATCAGATGAAGACACATTTACATTTTATAATGCTGGTTCTTCTTCATTAACATTGAGTGCAAATGCATTAACCGTAGCAAGTGGTATTGATACTACTTTAAATGGTGCTCTTATTGTACAAGGTAATTTAACTGTTAATGGTACAACCACAACACTTAATTCTACAACATTAGAAATTGATGATAAAAATATTGTACTTGCTTCAGGGGCTGCTAATGCTGCCGCGGCTGATGGAGCAGGAATTACTATTGATGGTGCTAATGCTACAATTTTATATGATGCTACTGAAGATAAGTTTTCTTACAGTAAAGGTGTAAAATATAATGGTGAAATTGAGTATGATAATCCAGTAACTTATACTTCACCATTTCAATATTATGCGACTGAAGTAAATCAAGACACAACTTTAACAGGTGTTAGTGGTTATGAAATTAGATCAGGATCGAGCATCATAAACGTTGCAGCTGGTCAAACATTAACTATTTCTGCTGGAACTTCTGTTACAATTGGATAACAGTATAAATAGACTAAACAAGATAAGTTTTATTAAAGGATAGGAAAAATATGAGCACTCTAGTTGTTTCAAATATTGTCCCATCTGGAAATTCATTGACAGTAGATACTGCCCAAACGGTATTTGATTCTACAGATTCAATTAAAATTCCGGTTGGCACTACTGCAAATCGACCACTCACGCCAAGTGCTGGTATGATCAGATATAATTCATCAACTTCTCAATACGAAGGATATGGACCAGGTGGAGCATGGGGCTCTTTAGGCGGACTTATCGATGTTGACCAAGACACATATATTTTAGCAGAAACTTCTGCTGGAAATGATGATGATACGTTGACGATGTATGCAGGAGGAACAAATATTGCTTCCCTTGGATCTTCAAATTTTAATGTAAAAATCGCGGCTGACTTTGATTCTACGCTGAATGTTGATGGAGCATTAACTGCAGCATCATTAAACATAGGAACCGGAGCATTAGTTGCTGGGTCTTTAGATATTTCAGGTAATGCCGATATTGATGGCACTATGGAAGCAGATGCTTATACAGTAAATGGTACCGCTTTAAATGAATATATTGCTGATACTGTTGGAGCTATGGTATCTTCAAATACTGAATCTGGTATTTCTGTAGTTTATCAAGATGCTGATAATACCCTTGATTTTGATGTTGGCGATTTTAGTGTTACATTAACAGGAGCAGTTACAGGTTCAGGTACTGTTACTAATTTAGGTAATGTTAGTATCGCGACAACTGCAACATCTGATCCAACTATTACATTAACTGGTGCTGTTACTGGTTCAGCAACAATGACAAATCTTGGTGACGTAAGTATTGCTACAACAGCAACAGCTGATCCAACATTAACTTTAGCTGGAGATGCTTCTGGTTCAGCAACATTTACCAACTTAGGAAATGCAACTCTTACTGTTACTGTTGCAAATGATTCGCACACTCACGATGGTAGATATTACACAGAATCTGAATCTGATTCAAGATTTGTTAATTCTTCTGGGGATTCAATGTCTGGTAACCTAACAGTTACTGGTGACGTTACTGCGACAAACTTTAATGCTACTTCTGATGCATCTGTTAAAAGCGACATTATGACTATTGATTCTCCGCTAATGACTTTATCTAATCTTAGAGGTGTTAACTTTGATTGGAAATCTACTGGAACAAAATCTATGGGTGTTGTTGCTCAAGAAGTTGAAAAGGTATTACCTTATCTAGTTTCTACAGATTCTAATGGTTTGAAATCAGTTAACTATCAGGCAATGGTTGGTCTATTAATTGAATCAGTAAAAGATCTACAAGCTCAGGTAGCAAAACTTTCTAAGTAAGGTAATCTAAATGGCAAATCCAAATACAAGACAGGAATTAGTTGACTACGCTCTTCGTAGATTGGGTGCGCCTGTCATTGAGATTAATGTTGATGACGATCAAATAGAAGATCGTGTAGATGATGCTCTACAGTTTTACCAAGAGTATCATTCAGATGCAACAATGCGTGTTTATTTAAAACACCAAATTACAGCAGCTGATGTAACAAATGGATATATTACATTAAACGATAATATTTTATATGTGAAGCGTGTATTTCCTATCGGCGATTCGCAATCAAGTATTAATATGTTTTCTGTAAAATATCAAATGAGTTTAAATGATATTTACGATCTTTCTTATATTGGCGACTTAATGTACTATGAAATGGTACAACAGTATGTTTCATTACTAGACATGAAGCTAAATGGTAATGGCGAGTTTGTAAGATTTAATCGCCATATGAATCAATTGCATTTAGATGTAAATTGGGAATCAGATATTAAAGAAAATGATTATATTATTGTTGAATGCATGAGAATTGTAGATCCATCAACTTATTCTGATGTTTATAATGATATGTTTCTTAAGCAATATGTAACTGCTTTAATTAAACAACAGTGGGGTGCTAACCTTATCAAATTTGAAGGTATGCAACTTCCAGGTGGTGTAACATTAAATGGTCGTCAAATGTTTGATGACGCTACTGAAGAAATTAGACAAATTCGAGAGCAGATGCAGCTTAATTATGAAATGCCACCAGACTTTTACGTAGGATAAATCATTGGCTACTAACGTATACTTCTCGCAAAAGGTAAGAACCGAACAGGACCTTTACGAAGATATTGTCATCGAATCCCTTAAAATGTATGGGCAAGATGTGTATTATCTTCCTAGAGAAGTAGTGCAAGAAGACACTATCTTAAATGAAGATATTGAATCAGTCTTTGATGATGCTTATATTATTGAAATGTATATTTCAAATATTGATGGTTTCGAAGGCGATGGTAATTTACTTTCTAAGTTCGGCGTTGAGATTCGAGACCAAGCCAACTTTATTGTTTCAAAGAAACGATGGAATCAATACATTGGCATTCAAAATGCAGGGACTAATAATTTAAGACCCAGCGAAGGCGACTTAATATATCTTCCGCTTTCGCAATCTTTATTCGAGATTCGATTTGTTGAACATGAATCTCCATTCTATCAATTATCAAATCTTCCAACATATACATTACAATGCGAATTGTTTGAATACTCTGGCGAGCAAATTCAAACTGGGATCTCTGATATCGATACAGCAATGGAAGATATATCACAACAACTTGTTCTCGTCATTAATAGTTCAAATGGAACTGAGTTTACAATTGGCGAAACTATTCAGCAGGAAATTGGCGCTACTGGCGAATATGTTACTGGTAGAGTTGTTTCTTATGAAACTGTTGATGATACAACTAAAAAATTATTTGTAACTGGTTGGGCCACTACTGACGGAAAATATCACACATTTACTAATAGTATTATTGATGGAACTGCTTCTGGAGCTCAATGGACAGTAACTGATGTTTATAATATTGATGATCCAATTGCAAATAAAGCATTAAACGATCCACAATCACGCAACCAAGAATTTGAATTAGAAGCTGAAGGAATTATTGATTTCTCTGAATCTAACCCATTCGGTGAGATCGGAGGTTAATTATGTTATCTGATCATTTTTATCACGCAGCAATTAGAAGAACTATTGCGGCCTTTGGTACTATCTTTAATGATATTAAAGTTTTGCGTAAAGGAAATGATGGAGAAGTAAAAAACATCATGCGGGTGCCATTAGCTTATGGACCTAAGCAAAAATTTCTTGCAAGATTGGAAGCACAGGCTTCTTTAACAGATCCAAAAGTAGCAATTAAATTACCACGTATGTCATTTGAAATTACTTCACTAGCATATGATGCAGCATCCAAATTGCCAAAAATGAATCAAATTGTTCGTGGAACTGGAATAACAAGAGACGCAATTTATACTAGTGCTCCATATAATATGGGTATTCAATTATCAATTATGGCAAAAAACCAAGATGACGCTTTGCAAGTAATTGAACAAATCATTCCATATTTTCAACCAGAATATACAATTACTATTAATGAAGTACCAGAGCTCGGGATAAAATCTGATGTACCTATTACATTATCAAGTATAGGATTAGCCGAAGACTATGAAGGCGATTTTTTGTCTCGTAGAGCTATTGTCTATACATTGGACTTTGAACTTAAAGTAAAATTCTATGGTCCAGTAAAACAACGAGGGATTATTCTTAAATCTGAAGTAGACATGATTAATTCTGAAGCAGAAGATCCATTTGGATTTCTTGAAGAATATGTTGCAGATGGCACTAATGCCAATGGTGTTATTGAAGATGCTCTTGTTGGAAAAGATGAAGTTGATGACGGAGAAATTACTCCATGAATAATGGTAAAGATGACGTAGATGACGATTATGATTTTGCTCGAAGTAAATATTATAATCTAGCAGAAAAAGGCGATGAAGCAATAGATCTCATGATGGAATTAGCTCGTGAGTCTGAGCATCCTCGTGCCTTTGAAGTATTATCCAATATGATGAAACAAAATGCAGAAATTGCAGATCGTCTAATGGAACTACAAAAGAAAAAGAAAGAAGTTCGTCTCAAAGATTCTAAGGGGCTTCCATCTAAATTAACACAAAATAATGTATATGTAGGTTCTTCAACAGATCTACAAAGAATGCTATTGAAAAAAATGGATGATGCAAATGTCATTGAGTCTGAAGAATAACGAAGCAGGCTATCTTGGTAACCCTAATGTAAAACGTGATGGTGTTGAGCAAGAGTGGACTCAAGAAGAAATAAAAGAATACGCAAAATGTATGAGAGATCCTGCGTATTTTGCTAGAACATATTTAAAAGTAATCTCTCTTGATAAAGGTTTAGTTCCATTTGACCTATATCCTTATCAAGAAAAAATGTTTAAACATTTCGAAGATAATAGATTTTCTATTGTTTTAGCATGTAGACAATCAGGTAAATCTATTTCATCTGTAGGATACCTTCTATGGTATGCCATCTTTAATCCCGAAAAAACCATTGCTGTATTAGCTAACAAAGGTTCTACTGCTAGGGAAATGCTTCAGCGTGTTACTCTTATGCTTGAAAATCTTCCTTTCTTTTTGCAGCCTGGATGTAAAGCACTAAATAAAGGCTCAATAGAATTTTCTAATAACTCTCGTATTATTGCTGCTGCTACATCTGGTTCCTCTATTCGTGGTATGTCAGTTAACCTACTATTCCTTGACGAATTTGCGTTTGTTGAAAATGATGCTGAGTTTTACACATCAACCTATCCAGTTGTTTCATCAGGCGAAAGTACAAGAGTTATTATTACAAGTACTGCAAATGGTGTTGGTAATGTTTACCATAAAATCTGGGAAGGCGCAGTTCAAGAAACAAATGAGTATAGACCATTTAGAGTAGATTGGTGGGATGTTCCTGGCCGAGATGAAGCTTGGAAACAACAAACAGTTAATAACACTTCCGAACTTCAATTTCAACAAGAATTTGGAAACACTTTTCATGGAACTGGAAATACTCTTATTGCTCCTGAAATATTGCTTGGATTGCAAGCTAAAAAGCCTATAAAATCTACAGCTGAAATGAGGATTTATAAAGATCCTGAAGAAGTTCATGAATATATGATGTTTGTAGATGTTGCAAAAGGTAGAGGACAAGACTATTCTACTTTTAATATTATAGATATGTCTGTTAGGCCTTTTGAACAAGTTGCTGTTTATCAGGATAATAAAATATCTCCTCTTCTATTTCCAGACATTATTTACAAATATGCTAACATGTATAATGAAGCATATATTGTGATTGAAAGTAATGACCAAGGCTCAGTTGTGTGTAATGGTTTATATTATGATTTAGAGTATGAAAATATTTTTGTAGAGTCAGCGGTAAAAGCCAATTCAATTGGTGTTACTATGACTCGTAAAATTAAGCGTATTGGTACATCAAATATCAAAGACTTAATTGAGCAAAGAAAACTAACAATAAACGATGCAGAAACTATTTTAGAACTATCAACATTTGAAGCAAGAGGTAATTCTTATGAAGCTTCAACTGGTAATCATGATGACCTAGTAATGAATTTAGTTCTATTTGGATGGTTTTCAACTAATGCATTTTTCGCTGAGCTTACAGATATTGATATGAAGTCTCTACTATATTCTGAAAGAATCAAAGCAATGGAAGAAGAAATTGTTCCTGTTGGATTCTTTGAAGATGGTAGAGAAGACAAATACGAGAGAGAAGGTGGTATGGTCTGGGAGACTGTAGACACTGGAATTTACTAATCTTATAAATATAATCGAGTGAATAAATAAACGTATTATGACATCATATTATATCCCGAGCTTATAATCTTTTTTGGAGAGGAATACACATGGCTTTTCTAGTATCACCAGGAGTTCAAGTCAAAGAAATTGACTTGACGAATGTGATTCCAGCTGTATCTACCAGTATTGGTGGTTTTGCTGGCGCATTCAACTGGGGTCCTGTAGAAGAAATCCGCACACTAGGTTCAGAAAAAGAACTTGCGGCTATCTTTGGCACCCCAGATAATCAAACCGCGGTATACTTCCTAACAGCAGCTAGCTTCCTAACTTATGGTAATGCATTAAAAGTTGTCCGTGCTGAAACAGCCGGCATGCTTAATGCTACCACAGGAGCAACTGGTCTTTTAGTGAAGAATCGCGACCATTTAGACGACGTAACAACCACAGGCTTTGAATTTATTGCTAAGTATCCAGGTACTTTAGGTAATTCATTAAGTGTATCTGTATGTCCTGCTGACTCAGCATCATTTACTGGCTGGGCTTATGCTAGCCAATTCGATGCAGCACCAGGTACTTCAGATTTTGCAGCAGCACGTAGCTGTTCAAACGACGAATTACATATTGCAGTAATCGATGAAGATGGCGCATGGTCAGGAGTTCCAGGAACTGTTCTTGAAACTTTCCCATTCGTATCTCAAGCATCTGATGCAAAATCACCTCAAGGTACCTCAAACTATTGGATGGATGTAATTAATGGAACATCGTCTTATATTTGGGGCGGCGATCAGCTAGCTCTTCTAACAAATTCTGGCTCTGGCACTGCAACAGTTGCAGGTGACTATATGGCTTCAATTGTAGCTGCTGTAGTTACTGAATCATTAGCGGCTGGTGCTGATAATAATGTACCAACAGTTGGTGAAATTCAGCTTGGCTACGACATGTTTGAAGATGCAGAAACTGTAGATGTAAATCTTTTGTTTGCTGTACCAGGTGCAAATGGTGGCGACGACGTTACTCTTGCTAATGATCTATTAAGTATTGCTACTGCTCGTAAAGACGTAGTTGCATTTGTTTCTCCTCCAATCGAGGATACAGTAGGAACTGCTACACCAGCAACAGATGTTAAAGCATGGGCTGATCAGCTCACATCAACATCTTATGGTGTAATTGATTCTACTGCAATTAAAGTATACGACAAGTACAATGACGTGTATCGCTGGATTCCAGCTGCAGGTCACATGGCTGGTCTATGTGCTAATACTGACAACGTGGCTGATGCATGGTTCTCACCAGCAGGCTTTACACGTGGTCAAATCTTAGGTATTACAAAGATTGCTTTCAATCCAAAGCAAGCTGATCGTGATACTCTATACAAAGCACGCATTAATCCAATTGTTTCTTTCCCTGGTCAGGGCACTGTACTATATGGTGATAAGACTGCTCAAGCTAAGCCTTCTGCATTCGATCGCATCAACGTACGCCGTCTATTCATTACCTTGGAAAAAGCGATTGCAACTGCTGCCAAATTCCAACTCTTTGAGTTCAACGACGAATTCACCCGTGCAATGTTCCGTAATATGGTAGAACCATTCCTACGTGATGTTAAGGGTCGTCGTGGTATTACTGACTTTGCAGTCGTTTGTGATGCAACGAACAATACAGGCGAAGTTGTAGATACTAACCGTTTTGTTGCGGATATCTATATCAAACCTGCTCGTTCTATTAACTTCATCACATTGAACTTCATCGCGACTCGTACCGGCGTTGAATTCTCTGAAATTATTGGTCAATAAGGAGAATAAACAATGGCAATTCTAGGCGTAGATGATTTCAAATCAAAGCTAGTTGGTGGTGGCGCACGTTCTAACCTTTTCAAGGTAGAAATGGGTTTCCCAGCTGGTATCGCGGGTGCGGCTGAATCTGAAGTAGGTGGTTTCTTAATCAAAGCCGCTCAGCTTCCAGCTTCTGTTATTGCACCTATCACTGTTCCATTTCGTGGGCGCCAACTTCAAATTGCGGGTGACCGTACTTTTGAACCTTGGTCAATCACGGTATTGAATGACACAAACTTCTTACTTCGTGATGCGTTTGAGCGTTGGATGAACTATATCAACTCTCACAATGCAAACACTGGTGAAGTTACTCCATCAAACTATTTTGCTGATGCATCTGTTTATCAGCTTGATAAAGACGGTGCAGAAGTTAAAGGCTATACATTCAGAGGTCTATGGCCAACGAACGTAGCAGCAATTGATGTTTCATTCGACAACGAAAATGCTATCGAAGAGTTCACAGTTGAACTTCAAGTACAGTACTGGGAATCAAACACCACTACTTAATAGCATATAAATAATAGCAGAGGGGATAAAACCCCTCTGTTTATTATAACGTAGGAAGATTTAATGGCTGAATTATTTGGTTTCGAAATAAAGCGAAAAGAGCAAGATAAAGAAGATGCTAAAAAGCAATCTTTTGTTGCTCCATTAGAGGATGATGGTTCTAGTTACGTTCAAGCTGGCGGAGGTCACTTTGGCCAGTATATTGACTTGTCTGGAACTGAAGGAGCTAAAAATGAAGCAGATCTAATCCGTCGTTATAGAGATATCGCAATGCATCCAGAATGTGATGC